CAAGCATATCAGTAGGTAACTGATACACGTTTTGATATTCGGTGCCAATTGGAGTTTCTGTAGTTAATGCTAACTGCGCTTTACGCCTAGCAAATCCCCACCGATGCTTGGTAAGTTCCATTTGGACAATGTTGTCGTACAGGTTTTTGGCAACAGTTTCTGCTCGTGAGTTTCCACTTAAAGATGTAATTGGTAAATCACCAATCAAAATTAAAGCGTTAGAAATTAACCCAATCTTTGTTGCCATATAAACCTCAGATTATTATTTTGGCTTTTTAACTTTTTTTGGTGGACGGCCTTTAGTGCTTCCGTATGTACCTGTACCTTTTGGCATGTTTCTCTCCTTAAAGAAAGGGGGGCGAACCCCCCAGACGTTGTGCTTTTTTACTTTACGCGGTTACTACTATACCGGCAGCCGCTGTAATGCTTGTAGCGGTTTGAGTCTTGATGTAAGTTAAATGCACTACTGGTGCAGCAGCATTGGTGGTGTCTTTACAAATAATTAGATCACCTATGCTTAACTCACTGAGGGCCGCAAGAAAATAATCTGCGTTATCAATAACAGCCTTAGCATCAGTAGAAGTATACTGCCAAGTGCTGCCGCCTGTACCACTGCCGCCAATGCGACAAAATCCTGCTCTTGCAAATGCCATAATATTTTCCTTATGCTGTTTGAGTGTATTGAACTTTAACTAAACCACCTTCATCGCGCACAACAGAGCCAGCCTTCAGCATTCCGTTACACAACCAAGAAGTACGTTCAGCAACCCAATCAATTTCTGTTTTCATGTCAATACCAATGGCAATGCCAATAGCAGGACGTTGAAAGAAGTAAGAATCGACTACGGCACCAGCAGTGGTTAAACCACCTTCAATACGAGATTCAAGAATAATAAACTTAAAGCCGACTAATGTGTCAATCTCTCCGCTTACTAGAGCTTTAATAGCTTGATAGTCAGCAGAAGTAGCGGTTTCGTCATTAAGAAGTCCACCAAGACCAAGAGCGTTTACCGCAGCAAACAATTCTGAGTTAGGCACACCTTGATTACGAAGTTCAACTTGAGCTTTAATAACCTTTGCCATGTTAAGGTTAGTGTTGTTTCCACCCACGTTAGTGCCAATAGTAGCAGTTAGCGGAGTAGAGGCATCCATCGCATCAATAACAAGCTGGTCAGTTCTGCGACCTAGAGCCATAGCAATAGTGCTTGCTAGTTCTTGCTTCTCATCAAAGTTAACATCTTGAGCATCGAACATGTCGGTGTACTCAGGAGCATTCCAGTTACTTAAAGTTGCAGTTTTAAATTCGTGTGATACGTCCATAGGAGTTACTAGGTCAGAAGTAGACTTCTGGTTAGCAAGGCCTTTGCCCATACGACGGAATTTATATGTATCACCAACTACATTGTTGCGCTGAGTTACAGCACCTCTCAATAGGCCAGTACCTTGATAGGCATGCTTGACCATACTGTCAAATTCGGTGACAGCTACAGCAGATAGATTTTTACTCATGGGAGATTCCTCGAAAAAGAGTAATTAATAAAAAGTTTTTCAAGGTTTGTGCTGAGTACCCAGTAAATTGGTCAGCATTCAACCTAAATTTACCGGGCCTTTAAGAAAGGGTATCCAGTTATTGAATTATACCTTGAATACCCCTGTGTTATCAACCAACAGTCCGGTGATGTGGCGTATTTCCACCGTAATCCTGCATCATTTGTTTAATTTTTGCATCATGGCTTACACTAGAGCTACGGAGAAGACCACCTTGCTCATCTTTTTTAAACATTTCCGATTCAATATCAGACCAAGTTAGACCCGTAGGGCTTTCACCACCTTCAATTGGCAGTTTAGTTGGGGCTGTAGCTTTAACTAACATTTCAATTAATTGAACTGACTCTGCTGAAGTTACCAAACTACGAGCAGATTCAAAATCATCGGCACTCATATTGTTTTTCATAAAGCCCTCAACAGTTTTAATACGCTGTTGTGCGTTGTCTCCTAACTTGGACAATTCTTGCTCTTGATTGTATTCTTCAGCTACTTCACCTTGAGTGCTTAACAATTGCCATGCATCATTAAATGCGTCTTGAGACATATTAGTATTGTTAGCAAACTCAGTTAACTCTGATAATAGTACATCATCAGACTCTATTCCTTCAGGGCCGCTGTATCCATCTTTAGGTGCGCCTGTAAATCCTCCAAACTTCTTTTCTAATTCTGTATACGCTTTAGCTTGCTCTGAAACAGATTTGTATTTGCTAGGGTTGTACCATTCGGGCATATCCCCAGCGCCTTTAATTCCCTCTGATAAAAAGTATTCGCCTTCATTCAATGTTGGTGATGCTTGATCCAACAGGGTATCGCTGGTTGTTTCTTCTGGTGCGGCCTGTTCTTCTAACATAATTGCTCCCAAGGTAAGTCAATAATCTTTCTTAACTTGCCCAGTGGTTGGTGTTTAAGTTTAATCTCGCATAATCTGCGCTTTCCATTTAGCAAGGCAAGAGAGTTAACGTCAATCCATTCAACGCTTCTGCCATTCCGATTACACCGAAATGCACAAAATTTGTGTACATAATCAAAGCTATCAAATTTATATTCTTTAGCTAGATCATCTAACCATGACATTTGAAATTCAATTTTGTCTAAATACCTTTTAGATTCTTCGCCTATAAGAACTTTTGGCGTAACTTTGACAGCACGTTTTGTAACTTCTTTAGTCATAGAATTTCTGCTTGGTTGATTTGATTAATAATAAATTTAATTACTCCAGATTCACCATTATGATAAGCAGCTTCATAATCAGCGTTAATAGAACCGAAAGATGTATCGTTGTCGTAAATAAACCTTTTGTGCAAATCAGCAATAACCTGCTTTCCTTCTTCAGAGTTAAAACATCTGTTGTACGCTTTAGCCAACTCAGCAGCCTGCGACCGTTTAGCCGCATTTTGCTGTTTAGCAGCATCAGGATTAACCGATACTTTATCTATTTCGTCCCAACTCATTGCATTGGAGGCTGTGCAGGTGGCATACCAGCCTGTGCAGCTTCAGCACCAGCTTGAATAACCTGTGCTTTTTCTGCGTCACTTCTAATTAACTCTGCTGGCATACCTGTTTTACCTCCTGCCCAAGTACCGAAGTCCTCAAGCTTAAACGCAATCTTGGCTTGGTCTGGCCCAGCAGTCTGAAGCACAAAGGCAACAGCTTGTTGAACAGACATTAAGTCCTCACCGTCTTGAGCTTTAGCTAATGGCGACAAAAACTTAATATCAATGTCTCTGCTGTTTAGCTGTATAGGGGTAATTAAACCTCTACGAGTCAAGATGTAAGCAACGCGCTTAATGATAGGGATTAACACTTCAGTCTGCAAGCGACCAAATGCGGAACCAATACGCTTAGACAGATCACGCGCATCTACAGCCACTTCAGTAGCAGAACGTACAGGGCCACCTGGATCACGCAGATCATTAAACAATGCACGTTTAATAGCGTTCTGTAGTTCAACAATTTCAAACTGAGCTAGTGATAAGTTACTGCCAGTGTCTAATCGCTGAATGGATGGGTTAGAAGAGTTGTTAGAACCTACAGGAATAACGATACCTGGACTAATAGAGATGTTATACGGGTTAGTTACACCGTCATCAGTAGCTGTGTACATACCCGCTAGGTCAATAGCAGCTTTCTGTAGTACAAATTCTTTAGCTTTGTTCAAAGAACGGACATCAGGAAGTGCTTGTAGTGCTGGGCCACGACCACGGATTTCACCAGACACCTTAGAGTAACGACCACTTACCCACGGGCTTGATTCCCCATAGTCTTGCATCCAGCTTATACGATCTTCTTTATCTATCCACACACAACCGTAGTATGTTTTAGCATCAGGCATATACACTACGCCTTCACTACAATCTACCTCAGTATCAGGTGAGTTCTTAATAACATTCTGAATTTCTGGCGAGGCTTTAAATCCTGGCCAGTGGCGCTCTAGGTTACGCGCTTTAACTTTGAATCTACGCCAGTGAGTCTCGATGTTTCCAAATGGGCCTTCTTCAAACGCTATTCCCTTTTGAGGAATGGCACTAAAGATAATCGGCATGTCATCATTGTTTTCTTCATCAATGCGTAGCGTACCTGTACCCACTAGTAGGTCAAGAGCATGCTCATAGAACTGTGTAGCAAAGTTAGAACGGTTAATGTAGTCAAAGATAATAACAGCTTGCTTCTCAAGGTTTGCACGAATGTCTTCTTCTGATACATCATACTGCCCTGTCTCTAGCATTTGTATAACTTGGTCTGACGGAGCAAAGGTAGCCCATCGCGCCCAAATAGGAGCTATGTTTTCCTGTAACTTACTAGCACCTTGCTGAATAGCCTCAAGAGCAGTAGAGTCAAAGATGCGCTCCATCTTCTTCTGGCCTTGGCGATTACTATCAAACAAGTTTCTATTTGGCAGGAAGTATTCATAGACATCATCTAGCATGTCTTGCCAAAGAGCAGCCGTCTCAAATGCTTTTGCTTCTCGTCTTTTTAAGTCTGTTAAAGACCCTAACTCTTTTGGCAATTCCATATTACGAGTTCCGTATTTGAGTATTAATAGGTCTTTGATAACCGCTGTTGCCAGTTCCAATTAAACCACTTGCTGCTGATCTTCCCATCCCGCCCATACCCATAATGCTGCGACCACCTGCATTTGCAGAACCGCGTCGAGAAGCAGATTTGCCTCCAGCAGTAGGAGCTTTAGCTAACAAAGACTTAGACCCTAGCGTACCTCTAGTAACAGCTTTAAGCCGTTTTTCCATATCCTCTGTTTCTTCGTCTAATGCTCTGGACTGACGCGCTGCCATTGATATTTCTTCAGCGTTAGGTTTAGGTGCTTTTGGAGATTTCATTACTCTTCCTCAAATATTTAAGCAGTTGATAAGGTGTGAGAATTAATGGATTGTTGATACCCAGTAATTGTTTGGCATGCCCCACACAAGTATTCAGCATAAACAAAGACCGTTTAACAGGTCTTGACTTATAACCAATTACAATAGAATTGGGAGTGATTATATCATTTTTGTCTATAGCGTTAAACAAATCAAACCTTTCGCTAGTTCTGCCGTAGACAATGAAGTTATGCACTTCAGGTTTAATCACATAGCAATGTCGTATGCCTGATTTTAAAAACCACGACCACCAGTGCTTATCATCGTCCTCAAAGACTACATACATATCATTTGAAGACATTAAAGCCTACTTTAGCTGTAATAGGTTTATCAAAACTACCAGACCTAGACAATGCTTGCCTACCTTCTCCTTCACCTTGTAAAGCGTACTCTAATGCTTCTACTGGGTGAGAGTATTCGTTCTTATCTGGCTCATCAGTGTAGCGTTCACCAGTAGTCTGTACTCTACGGTAGCAGAAACCACCTTGTAGACCCTTACGGATCATAGAAGCTTTGGGTAAGACAGTGAATCTAGGCTTCCCGTCCATACACATCTCTTTCATGGGGACTTCTAAAGCTGCTCTACGCTTTAATGGGTCATTACTTTGTGTAGGGTAGCAAGGTATACCTGCGGCACGCATGATTTGGAACGGGGTTTCACTGTTAGATTGATTTTTGTTCTGTCCACTAGGATCGCCCCACCCTTTAAACTCGTGATCAGGGTACATTTCTTCGATATATCTTTTAAGTGTAGGTGCAAAGTCTACTGCTCCTGAGTCTGTGAGTACCATTTCATCGAAACATACCCAACGGCCAATGGAAGTACGCTGTAAAAACGCACACGCGGGAGTTCTACCAAAGTCAAAGCCAAGCACAATAGGGAAATCCTTGCTTGGTTGGAAATCAAGGTGCTGACAGTGGACAGAATCTGTATACATTGGGTGTACAGGCTTGCCGTTTGATACGAATCCATACTCATTGGCTAGGTTTACCTTAATCCAGTCGTTAGTTTTACCGCTAAGACCACGCTTATAGTATTGATCAGGCAGGTTAAACAAGTTCTCAGCACCCTCATTAATCTTCCAGTCCTCACCATCCTTGTATACACCGCCAGGTTGCCTAAAAAATGACCAATCTTCAGGGCGTTCTATCTCAGCTAACTTAAAATACCAGTGGTCTTCGTCAGGGGCGTTACTGTCACCGATGATTCCGTGGTGCGTAGGGCGCACTCCTTCCTTGTTAGAGGGGTATCTACCATGTCTAAGGTCTAACATGTCTAATACAGCCTTAGAATGCTCCTTAGTCTCGTTCAACCAGACCCATGTAGTCTGTATACCACGCGCTTTCTTAACGTGTTCAGGGCGATCAAAGGCGATAAAGACAACATCACACTCAACTCGTGTACCGTCTTCAAGGTTAAAGCGTAGGAAGTGTGTAGGAGGTTCCTTATTACCTTGTTTAAAGTCCCCTAGCTCCCCATGTATCTCTAGCCAGTCTTTGATCGTAGTAGAGAACAGTTCAGAGTAGGTGTTACGAGCAGCAATGACACGACTAAGGCGTACACCATAGTTCTTGTGTTCAGGGTCAGACACAGGCTTCTGCTCACACATCAGGTCAAATAATTTTAAAATGCATTGAACTGTCTTGCCAGAACCTAGCGGCCCCATTATGAAGGAGTTTCTAGCCCTACAGTCAGCAAAATCCTGTAAGACCTGGCCCTGTGGCATTAGGTTGTATTCAATTTGACTCATTTTAATAGAGACTTACTAGGTTTAGATGCCAGCTCATTTTGTGTTGCTCCACCGCTTGCTGAACGGCTCCTAGCAAATTCATCAGCTTCCTTATAAGCTTTAGGGGCAAATCTAGGAAACTGCAAACCGCTAAATTCTTCATATTTTTTAGCTTGCTTTATAGCTTCTTTTTGGTCTACTAAAGTAGGTTCGCCTTTAGCATCCCACCATATAGAAGGAATCACCATTACCCCTCCGTCTGGGGCATCTACAGTAATTAAATACTCAGTAGATGGGCCTCCAAACCCTACATCTTGTGGCTTATGCTTTTTGGGGTTAAAAGGCTCCACTTGTTTATCAATTAACGGCATTACTTTTTACTCCAATCAATAGCGTCATAGTTGTTCTTAAAGGCATCTCTAGTCTCTTGAGTAGACTTCCTAGCATGACTACCCTTACCCCCATTAGACTCAGGGAAGTGACGATCTCGATCCTTCTTAGGTAATTTATGTATTAGATTCGGGCCTTTCATATAAATCCTCAATATGGTCAGACACCAAATATAGCACTTCTCGCATAGCAAAAGCATCCCTGTCTAAGAATGCATCTATAAAAGCTTCTATTATTTCCGAGTCAGTGTCGTTTAATTCGTACTGTTCCCACATAGCCAATCCTCTAATATCATCTGTTTACACAAGTCAATGTAGAATACGCTTAATTTGTCTTCTAAGCTACTTTTGTATGATACCCCACTATCATCAATGGTTATTAGTATATGTGCCTTAGAAGCCTTTATATGGCCTTCTAGCTCATCTTCTAGGTATGGGTGAAGCTTTATTATCTTGCTCACTTTTTTTTTGCCTCAGGCATATATACCATATCACTTTCCATCTTCGGGAGGGGGGGTCTACTTATCCACAGCTTTTCCACAGACTTTTCCCCAGCTTATACACCCTTTATACACACGTTATGCACACTTGGATATCCATACAGTACTGGCTATGCATACAGTGGTTACAGTTAGGCATCATCTGTATCTGTATCTGTGGATTGAGACCCGTCATACCTTTTGCGCTGTACGCTAATAGTGAGCGCATTATTAGACTGCACTTCTATTGCCTTCAATGATGGCTGGATATACTTAGTCACTCGGTCGAAGGATTCAACAGCCGCCTTGTAGTCTGATAGCTCACCCGATGATTCGGCGATAGATTTGATCTGCAAGCTTCCTTCTATCATTTCCATGACAGGATCGAAGTCAGGGTATTTCTCCGATAACCTGTCTGCTAATAGTCTTTTTAATGGCTTGTTGCCTGATCCTTTGGGCCTTCCAATTGTTGCCATACTAATAAACTCCTATC